CCTGCCACTTTAGCGACCGCTAACTTATCAAGGAGTTCTGTATCAGACGGCACATCTAACTCGTATTGACCAAAAGAGTATTTCTTTGATGGTGCTATGGTGTTTGTCTGCTTCTTAGCTGTTTTGGTGGTAAGTTTACCAATAGCATCCGCCGATACGGTGCCTTTGCTTTGTTTATATTTTTTAAATGTACCGCTAGAAAACAGTGTTGACAATGACGCAGGTGTCATTTCTTTTCCGGCGATAAAAATGAAACGCTTTTTCTGATAAGTCCATTTATCGTCTTTTGTGACAGGAGGCTGTTCTACTGGAATAATCTTTAAAGTTTTAATAAAGGATCTTTTTATCATTTTTTGAGCAAGTTTTGTTGCTTTGTTTATTTGCTCAGAAGCACCCCATCCAAATTGTACGGCAATACCTTTCAACATCGGTAGCATAGTGTATGCATTTTGAAGAAAGTCCATCGTTGTTGCTAATACAGGTAGAATATCTTTCCCATCATGAAATTTCCACCAGAAAGTTTTGCCGCCCTTTGAACCAGTCTTTCCGACCTCAAGTAGGTATACTCCTTTATCTTTACTTGCCTCTAATGAGATGATGTAAGTGCCGCCATTAACACTGAAAGCACCATACATTTTGCCAGGTAAGGCTGTATCGTCAGTCATATAATATTCTTTGGGATTGTTTAAAGCCTCAGTGAGAAGAACATCCTCATTGAGGCTTGTGAAACCGTCAAACTTTTTAAGCACGAGCAAACTCCATTTGTATCTTTACTCGTATTTATATCAGACGTGAACTACGAGAACCTTGGGTGTTTTGTTGAGTTGAAAAGCAACATC